CCTCCCGAGTACCTCCCTGATACCCCAGGGGGTATCCGTGCATCGCCCGAAGACCCTGCCCCGACCCCCGTGGTGGCCCGAGCACCTGGAGAAGGCCCCCATCGACGCCTGCCTGCCGCGCCTGGAGACCCCGCACCACTCCAGGGCGGTCGGATCGTACGGCGGCCTCGTCGTCGCCCACGCGGCGTCCTACGGGCTGTCCCTGCGGTGGTGGCAGGAGTACGCCGTCTGGCGGATTCTGGAGCACGACGAGGACGGCGTGCTGGTGTGGGCCGAGGCCGGGCTGTCCGTCGCCCGCCAGTTGGGGAAGGGCTACGGCGTCCTGCGCCCGCTCGGGGAGTGGCGCTCGGAGGCGGCCGGGATCTTCGGCGAGCCCCAGACGGTGCTGTCGCTGGCCCACCAGGTCAACACCGCGATGGAGATCGCCAACCCGGCGATCGCCCGCGCACGGGACCTCGGCCAGCGGGTCCGGCTCACCAACGGCGAGCAGGAGATCTCCCGCCCGGACGGCTCCCGCTGGCTGATGCGGTCGACCTCGGGCGCGTACGGGTTCTCGGTGTCGCAGGCGATGGTCGACGAGGTCCACGCCGTCCAGCCCCGCGTCATCGACTCGATGATCACGCCGACGATGGCGGCCCGCGTGTCCCCGCAACTGTTCATCACCTCGACCGCGAACGCCGAGTGCACGCCCACCTACATGCGCCACCGGGACACGTCCGGCGAGGACGACGACCGGCTGATCCTGGAGTGGTCCCCGCCGGACGAGGCCCGCGACGACCCGTACAACCAGTACTACTGGCCGATGGGCTCGCCGTTCTGGACCCCGCAGCGGGGCCGGATGATGGAGCGGCAGGTCGGCAAGTCCAACCGCCTCGACTTCGCCGCCAACTGGTTGAACCTCTGGCCCCTGGAGGACGCCAAGCAGCGGGAGCGGGCGATGCCGGGCTTCGGCGACCTCGGCCGGGCCGGGATCATGCCTCCGCGCGGCGGCATCGTGGCGATCGACGAGGCCCGCGACGGCTCCCGGTACGCCAGCACCCTGCTGATGGGCGACTCGCTCTGGTACGCCGAGTCGCACGACCTCTCCGAACTGGTGCGCCGGGCGAACACCGCCGACCAGGTGATCGTCGGCCTGTCGATCGTCCAGCCCGCGCTGAAGGCCGGGCTCCGCGTCCAGCCGCTGAAGTACGGCGCGAAGGAGACGGCGCAGGCGACCCCGCTGCTGATGCGGAAGGTCGCCGAGGGCAAACTCCTGCACAACCACCACACCGAGGCCCTGTCGCAGGCGGCCGGGATGGTGGTGACCGAGCAGGAGTCCGGCCGGGTCATCAGCGCCCGGCACTCCAGCGACGAGGTGCTGGTCGGCAAGTTGCTGGGCTGGAGCCTCCTGCTGTCGCGCGGGATGCTTTCGGTGCGCCCCGCCATCTATTAGCATGATCACGAGGAGTCACCTCGTTCACTGGCCGAGTCCGGCATACCTTCCGAAAGGTGTGACCGGATGCAGCCGAGAAGGCACCGACAGGCGCGGGCCCTGTACTCGCGGGCGGGCTCCAACGACCTCCGCATCAACGTCCCCACGATCCTCGTGCCGTTCGACGCCGAGGACCCCGACTACCCGTCCGAGGGCGGCTGGCACTACGGGGACGGCGGCGGCATAACCCCCGGCACCGTCGGCTCCCCGATGACCGAGCCGACCCGCATCGCCCAGCAGGAGTCCTCGCGCTCCCTGCTCCCCGCCGTGACCCGCTGCACGCGGGTCCTGACCGGCGCGGTGATCCGCACGCGGTGGTTCTACCAGGACCGCAACGGCCTCAACGTCCCGCGACCGAAGTGGATCGAGTCGCCGATGATGATGGAGCCGATGCCGGGCCCGGCGATGCCGGTCATGCCGATCGCCCACCGCCTCGGCAAGCACGAGTTCTTCGAGCAGTTGCTCTCGGACGCGATCCTGTTCGGGCAGGGCGCGTTCGCCTACGCCCACGGGTCCGACGGCGCTCCGCTGGCCGGGTCCTGCATCCCGCTGAACCCCTACGCGGTCGCCGACGCGGGCGACGGCCGATGGATCGTCGGCCTCGGCGACAGCACGATCACCACCGACTTCGACGGCCACTTCGAGATGAACGGGCAGTCGTGGGGGATCTCGGTCCTCCGTGGCGACCCGCCCTACCACGGCGTCCCGCAGGGCGTCCTCGCCCGGCACTGGCCGACGTTCCGCATCGGGGCCCGTGTCACCACCTACATGTCGAGCCTGTTCCGCTCCGGCGTGCCGTCCGGCTACCTCCAGGTGTCGACGCCGAACTTCGGCGTCCAGGTCGACGACCCCGAGAACCCCGGCACCCTGATCTGGGAGCAGGACCTCCTGAAGCGGCAGTGGTACCGCGCGGTGGGGCGCGGGGAGCGGGAGACCGCCGTCCTCAACGCCTCGGTGGCGTACACCCCGATCTCGATCAGCCCGGTCGACGCGCAGGCGGTGGAGGCGGCCCGCGACAACCGGATCGCCGTCGCCCACGCCTTCGGGATGTCCTCGGTGTGGCTCGACGAGGGTGCCTCCGGGCTCACCTACTCCAACTCCAGCGAGCGCCGCGCCGACCTCGTGTCGATGACGGCGGCGTCCTGGGGCGAGCGGATCACCGACCTGGTGTCGGCGCTGACCCCCGGCGTCACCGCCCAGGTGGCGTGGTCGACGTTCGTGTCCCCGTCGATGGAGACCGTCCTGCCCACCCTGGTGCAGGCGGTCCAGACGGGCATCCTGACGGCCGGGGAGGCCCGGCAGATCATCGGTTGGGAGCCGTGGCAGGGCGCGGACCCGGCATGGCAGGACGTTTCCAAGGCAACAGGAGGTGGTGGCGATGAAGTTGCGCCCGATGCCCAGTGAGATCCGTGTCGTCGAGGGGCTGGAACTCCGCGACGCCGACACCGACGGCCGCTACCTGATCGCCAGGGCGTGCCAGTTCGAGACGCCGGTCGACGTGGGCCCGTTCGTGGAGACGATGGACCGGGGCGTGTTCGACGCGACCCTGTCCCGGCACTCCGACAACATCCCTATGGTCATCGGCCACGACGACTCGGTGCCGCCGATCGCCCGCTCGGTGGCGTGGGAGAAGGGCGACCGGGAACTGGTCGGCACCTTCCGGTTCGGCACCCACGAGCAGGCCCGGCAGGCGCTGGGGCTCGTCGAGGAGCGGATGCTGACCAGCGTCAGCGTCGCGTTCCTGCCCGGCAAGCGGGACGGCGACTCGGTGTGGACGATGCTCGACGGCGTCCCCCACGTCCGCCGCAACAACGCCCGGCTGATCCACCTGGGCCTGGTCACCGCCCCGGCCGACGAGGACGCCGCCGTGCTGGCGGTGCGGTCCCTCGGCGTGCCCGAGGAGGTGGTCCTCTCCCGGCCCCGCATGGATGAGGCTCGGGCGGTGCTGGAGCGGCTGCGGGCCGGGCGGGTCGGATGACGTCCGGCCTCGTCCACGAGTCCCCGGCCAACGCGACCGTCGAGTGGTACACCCCGTCGTGGGTGTTCGACGCGCTCGGCCTGGAATTCGACCTCGACCCCTGCTCGGGGCCGGGCGACCTCGTTCCGGCCCGCCGCAAGATCCGGCTGCCCGACGACGGGCTGGCAGCGGAGTGGTCCGGCCGCGTCTGGCTCAACCCTCCATACGGGCCGCACACCCCTGTGTGGCTGTCCAGGCTGGCCGACCACGGCGACGGGATCGCGCTGGTGTTCTCCAGGACCGATACGGCGTGGTTCCACGAGAGCGCCGCCAGGGCCGACGTCGCCTGCTTCATGCGGGGCCGCGTGAGGTTCCTGCGGGACGGCGGGGAGGCTTCCGGGGCACCGGGGGCCGGGTCCGTCCTGCTGGCCTACGGCGGGACCTGCGCCGCCGCCCTGCTGGAGGCCGGTCTGGGGCTCTGTGCGCCCCTCGGGGCCGGGAGGGTGCCCTGACACCAGGGCCGGTGTTCGGTGCAGAATGCTGTGGTGACTTTCACCACGCCCCTGTGGTACGCTCGCCGCATGGCGAAGAACAGGGACAACAGGGCGGGCTCCGAGCAGTACTTTGAATTCATGACCCGCACGATCAAGTCCTACGGCACCAGGGCACGCGCCCAGGAGGTCGACCTGGACTCTCTGACGCAACTCCGCGAACTCCAGCGGCTGCTCGACGAGCAGACCTCCGAGGTCGTCAGCGCCCTGCACGAGGACGGGTTCTCGTGGTCCCAGATCGGCGGAGCGCTGGGCATGGACCGGAGCAACGCCGCCAAGAAGTACGGGTCGCGGTGAACGCCCGGCTGCACGTCGCCAAGCGGCGCAGGTCGGACGAGTTCTACACGCGGTACGAGGACATCGAGGCCGAGGTCCGGGCCTACGTCGAGCACGACCCCGACGTGTTCCGCGACAAGGTGGTCCTGCTCCCGTGCGACGACCGCGACCGCTCCGAATTCGTGCGGTACTTCCTCGACCACTTCGACGCCTACGGGCTGCGGGCGCTGGTGGCGTCCTGCTACGTCGAGGGCGGGCGGGGGCGGTGGCTCAAGCGCGTCCCCGGCGGCACCCTGCGAGGCGAGCACCGGGGCGACGGGGACTTCCGCTCGGCCGAGGTGGCCGCGCTGCTGGACGGGGCCGACATCGTGGTGACCAACCCTCCGTTCTCGCTGTTCCGCGAATTCATGGCCCGGCTCGGCGGCAAGCGGTTCCTGGTCCTCGGCAACATGAACGCGGCCACATACAAGGAGGTCTGGCCGCTCATCGCGGCCGGCCGGGTGCGGCTCGGCGTGTCGAGGATGAGGGCCCGCACCTACACGCTGCCGGACGGTTCCGGGCAGACGCTCGCGAACACCTGCTGGTTCACGAACATGGACCACGGCCGCAGGCGCGGCCCGCTGCCGCTCTCGGACGCCTCCGGGCACCGGCGCTACGACAACTGCGACGCGATCGAGGTGCCGAGGCTGCGGGACATCCCCGACGGCTACGACGGCGTGATGGGCGTGCCGATCACGTTCCTCGACCACCACGACCCCGACCAGTTCGAGATCGTCGGGTTCCGGTACGGCGACGACGGCCGGGATCTGCGGGTGGACGGCAGGCCGACGTACTTCCGCATCCTCGTCCGCCGCCGGAATGCTGGCGCATAGTCGCACCTCCGGGCTATCCTGCTGGTAGCAACAGGGTCCACGGCCCTCCGGCCTCCACTCGGCGGACGTCGTGGCACGTCAGGGAGCCGCCCCAGCGGCCCGCTCCCAGGCCCTGCGGGCGGAAGCCCCCCTAACGCGCACTGGACATCTACGTCTTCGGCGCTCAGGAGGGGCGCGACAGATGAACGTTACGATCACCCGCCTCAGCGAGGAGCGAGCCTCGCAGGAGGCTTTCATCGCAGAACTGCTCGGCCAGGCCGAGACCGAGTCCCGCGACCTCGTCGACACCGAACTGCGGTCCATCAAGGCCGCCGAGGAACGCTGCGCCGAGATCGACGCCCAACTTGAGCCGCTGGTCGCGTTCGAGAAGCGCCGCGCCGCCGCCGTCGACATCGCCGCCGTGGGCCGGGCCACCACGAACCCCCGCCCGACCGAGTCCGTCGAGTCCCGCTCCCTGGGCCAGATGTGGACCGAGTCCGACCAGTTCCGCTCCTACAACGGTCGCGGCACCTCGGGCACCCTGATCGTCCCCGGCTACACCCATCTCCGGGCCGCCGGTGACCCGATCCTCACCAGCACCGGCGACGGCAAGAAGATGGTCCCGCCCGCCCAGAAGATCATGGGCCCGGTCGCCAACCGCCGGTTCCCGCTGCTGGACCTGCTCGGCACCGTCGAGGTGTCCGGCAACTCGGTGTCGTGGCTGACCGTCGGCGAGGCGTCCGGCGCGGACGTCGTGGCCGAGGGCACGCAGAAGCCCCCGGTCGTGTGGACGCTCACCGAGACGCCCTACACGCTGGAGACCATCGCGGGCTACGTCAAGTACTCGCGGCAGTCCCTGGCCGACATCCCCGCGCTGCGGTCGATGATCGACCAGAAGATCCGGCAGGCCATCGACGTGAAGATCAACGCGCTCGCCGTGGCCGCCGCGACCGGCGCGTTCACCACCGGGAACACGGTGACCGGCGCTGCCGGTGTCGACCTGGTGGCCGTGGTGCGCGAGGCGATCGCCGAACTGGAGGATGAAGGGGTAGCGCCCAGCGCGATCCTCATCAACCCGGCCGACGCCGCCGCCTACGACGTGGCGATGCTGGGCAAGCCTCTCGGCGTGGCGACCGTCAACGGCGGCATGTGGGGCCTCCCGCTGGTGCCCGTGTCCGGCGTGACCCAGGGAAGCGCGATCGTCGGCGACATCGCCGATGCGATCACCTGGTTCTACAAGTCGGGCCTGGAGTTCTACACCACCGACAGCGACATCAGCGGTGCCGCCGACGCGGTGACCTCCGACTTCCGCGCGAACATCCTCACCAGCCTCGGCGAGGTCCGTGGGAAGGTCGCCGTCACCGACGCCTCGCGGCTCCGCAAGGCCGTGTTCACGCCGAAGCCGTAACGCCGATGTGGTGGACGGCCTACGGGCCCCGGCTCCGCGACCCCCTCACCGGGACTACCCCGGTGGGGGAGGTCACGGCCGCCGGGTGGACGACGGTGGCGATGGTGGAGGCCGAACTCGGCGCACCGCCGCTGACCCTCGGCGACTACGAGCACCTGTCGCTCGCTGTCGACGCGGCGAACGCCACCATCGCCCGCCTGAGGTCCGACCTCCCCGTCCCCGCGTCGGACGACCCGAACTGGGACCGGCAGGGGGTGGACCCCTCGATCGCTCTCGGGGCCACCACCCTGGCCCAGCGGTGGTTCGTCCGGCGCACCGGGGCCGAGGCCATCTTCAGCGGGGAGTTCGGCTCCGTCGCGCTCCCCGCCATAGACCTCGACCTCCAGCAACTGCTGGGGATCGGTCGCCACTTCGGGCCGAGGGTGGGCTGATGACGCCGCACGAGAGGGCCCTGGAGATGGCGGCGCTCATCCAGGACGCAGGGGTGCGGGCCACCACCGACCCCCGCAAGGTCGTCGCCCCGGCGGTGCTCATCACGCCGCCGTCGGTGGTCTTCGACCTGTCGTGCGGAGGCACGGCGACCTGGACCCTCTACGCGATCTCGTCCTCGCCGGGAGGCGACGCCGATGCGTGGAGGCAGATCGACAAGATGCTGGGGGTCGTCCTGTACGTCCTCCAGCCCGAACGGGCGGAACCTGCGGGCTGGGCACCTGACCCCGACGCCGCGACCATGCCCGCCTACCGCTTGACCCTGACCGAGGCGGTCGGGTGGGACCAACCCTGAGGAGGGTGGAGAAATGGCAGTCATCGAGTCCAAGGTCCGAAGGGGCCAACTCACCATCGACGGGCAGGACCACTCCTGCCAGCCGAGCGCGGTGTCGATCGTGCCCGAGAACACGGAGGGCAACGCCGGTGACGAACTGGAACTGCTCTGCGGCGACAAGATCGCCGGGGACGGTACGAGCGGGGAACTGAGCGCCACGCTCCAGATCACCGCCGTCCAAGATTTCACGGACGCGCAGGGCCTCATCGCGCAGTCGTGGAAGGTCAACGGCACCGAGGCGTCGTTCGTGTGGCGTCCGACCGAGAACGAGGACGACGCCTGGTCCGGCAAGGTCAAGGTGTCGGCGATCACCGTCGGCGGCGAGGTGGGCCAGCGGCTCACCAGCGACGTGTCGTGGACGATCACCGAACTGACGCTGCCGACGAAGTTGGGAGGCGGCCAGGTCATCCCAGCGCCGACGACCACCGCGTCGATCACCGGCGTCACCGCCGGTGCGCCCGGCTCGTTCTCGCCCGGCACCGCGTCCATCCCCGGCACGCTCACCGAGTTGAAGGCGCACGGGACCATCGGCGACACCGGCACCGCGAAGCCGTCCGTCGCGTGGACCACCGGCCAGTACGTCACGCTCGGCGATGCCAGCAAGGCGTACTGGGACGGCAGCGCCTGGGTCGCCGGGATGGCACCGTGAGGGCCACCCGCGTGACGGCCGAGATGGAGGACGGCAGCACGCTCGACATCTCGGCCGACGGGCGCGACATCCGCGCCTGGGAGGCGAAGAACAACCACTCGTTCCTCACCGCCGAGTTCTCCTACACGCTGCTCACCGAACTGGCCGGTCTCGCGGCCGTCAGGACCGGCGTGTTCGCGGGGACCTTCGACGAATTCATGGCGGCCTGCGTGAACGTGTCGCAGGAGTTGGAGGACGAGGCCGGGGGCCCTACCCGGAAGGGTCGTGGGGACGATCAGTCGTCGCCCTCGCGATCCGAACCGGGATCGGCGTCCGCGAGTGGGAAGAAGCGGGCCCCGAAGCAGTCCTGACGGCGATGGACCTCCTCGGGTGGTTCCCGAGGAGCGACGACGATGTATGGGGAGGTGTGGCAGGTGGCTAGGGCGATCGGAGTCGCCAGCATCTCCAAGGAGTCGCTGGACGCGGTCGGGCTGCTGGCCCGGCAGACCAGGGCCGCAGGGCCCGAGGTCCGCAGGGCCGTCCGCACCCGTGTCGCCGACGAGATCGAGGCACCGCTGGTCGGGAAGATCAAGGCCGCCGCATCCGGCCCCCACGGCCGGGCGGCCGCGACCACCGTGTCGATGACGCGCGGCGACGTCCCCGCGATCTGGCTCGGCAAGGGCGGGTCCGACCTCGGCCGGGCGGTCGCGTACGGGTCCGAATTCGGCGGGCGGGGCGGCAAGAAGGTCCGCGTCATCCGCCGCACGAAGCGCACCCGGCGCATCTACGAACGGCGCACCACCATGCAGTTCAGGGAGCACCTGGGGCGGCAGGGCTACTGGCTCGTGCCGACGATGAAGCGGGAGGCCCCGACCACCATCAGGAGCCTGCTGAAGATCCTCGACGAGGCGCTGAGCGGCATCGACGCTGCGGAGGTCACCGATGGCTAGAGGCATCGCGTTCAAGTTCGTCAGTGACGTCGCCGGGCTGGAGGCCGGGCTGCG